GCGTCAACGTCATCGTGCCCCGGCCCACGGGTAAGAGCCTGCGTGCGCTGGAAGCTTGGAGCGTGGACAACCGGGGCTCGCTCAGTGATCGGTTCCTGACCTACGTGGACGCCTCGCCGCTGACCGATATCCTCAGTCTCGGCCTCAAGGTCAATGAGAAGGACGGCTCGGCCCGGATCGCGGTGCGTGGAGACGCAGAGGCCACCCACGTGCGCGTGGCCTGGCACGTTGGCCTGCCCTCCACGGTAGGGGCCGACTGGCCCACCACGGCGGACCTGGCCACGGCTACTGCGGGCAACGGGCGATTCCGGGCGCTGGCGGGTGGGAGCACGCTGGCCTGGAGCTCCACCATCGGCACGGTCAAGATCGGCCAGGCCATGCGGCTGTTGGCCGCGGCCTATCCTAGCTCAAGCACGGACTCCACGTTGCACGGCAGGCTGGGCATGGCCGCAGATATGCGCGGCGAGCGGGTGCCCACCCTGCTGGAATCCGGCAGTACGGAGGCCGGTGCGACGGCGGGCCACGCGGTTACGGTCATCGACCCGAGCACGTGGCAGGCCAAGGTGCTCCGGTACCGGACCAAGAGCGGCGTGGGCAGCCCGAGCGCGTGGACCTTCGTGGACAATCGGAGCACGGGCGCACTGGCGAACGGCGTCCGCTACAGCCGCACGGTGACGCTGATCGAGAAGCACCAGAGCTTCATCGAATGGCAGATGCTCTGGGACGGCAACGACAGCACGGGCCATGTGGCGCAGATGACCAGCCCCGGCTTCGACCGCGGCAAGATTCCCGACGTGGCCGTGCTGGGCAGTTTCTCCACGGGCGGCAAACTTAGCGTGACGTGGCAGGGCGACTTCGACACACACAGCGTCAAGCTCGCGGTGGCCTCCAGCGGTAACCCGACCATTGCGGCGATCCGCGCATCGACCGCCCCACTGGACGGGCGCGTGGGCACGAGCACGGGCATGAGCACCGCCTCGGACGGCCAGACGTGGTACATCGGGCTGCTGGGCTACAGCAGCACGGGCGGTGGCGGCAACGAAAGCAGCACGGCGTTCTTCCTGCCGGTGACGTTCGGGGCCGAGCGCAACGCGCTCACGTCCGTATGGATAGAACTGGTGCCTGGTTTCATACCCCCCGATCAGGACTTCGTTGAGGCGTGGGTATACTGGAACCTAAAGAGTACCGCCGCCACAAAGAGTCTCAGGATTGTTTCAGATTGGGTTCCGACTGTCTTCGGCCCATCAACGATCAAGGTCAATGGTCCCGCTAAGGACGGCTCGACATTCTCCTCCTTTGAGATGGCCGAGAACCAGATCATTACCACGACGGTCACTCCGTATAGTGGGGCGGATTACACTGGCGCGGCAGGCCGCCCCGTGTCCTATACGCTCGGAGGGGGACCACCGCTTATTACTACAAGCAGCACGGGGTCCTACGTCGGCACGGCATTGGAGGTCGGGTGGGGCGTCACACACGATCAGAGCACAGCGGGCCGCCCTCGGGTGAAACTCCGCTTGACGTTGAATCCCAAGGATCCGTCCACCACCACCTTGGCGGATGGTGAGTTGTGGGGCACCTACTAGGCCATGAGCCATGATCTGTGGGTGGGCAGTACGGGCGGCAACCGACACGTCACGAAGCTCTGGGTCGGCACCACGGGCGGTAACGTCCAGATCAAGAAACTGTGGGTTGGCGATTCAGGTACCAACCGGCTGATCCTCAGTTATGCGGTATCGCCGCCGGCAGTCGTGAACGTCGCCACGCTCGGCCACAACGAACTGCGCATCACGTGGAGCACGGGCGAGGGTGCCACCGAGTATCTGATTCAGCGGTATGACGGCGGGTGGGTCACGGTCGAAACATCTACGGGCCTGCTCTGGGACAACTCCACCGGCCTGAACGATGGCGCCGAATACGAATATCGGGTCATATCGTCGGACGGCTCTACGCAGAGCGCCCCGTCTAGCGCGGCCTCGGGCATTACCACGCTGAAGGAGCCCGTGATGGTACGGGCCGAGCGCGGGCCCACGCCGTGGTCACAGGGCAGCATCTACTACAACGACGGCGGGTCGGTATCCGAGTCCGAGATTCGGATCTATTCGGACGATGGCGGCGGCTACGTGCTCGCGGACACCGTCGCACCGAACAGCACGCAGCAGGACATCGGCGGGCTGGCCCCGGCCACGTCCTACACGATCAAGCTCCGCAACTACAACGCGGTCGCGAACGAGAGCGCGGACAGCGGGACGGACAGTTTCGATACGGCGCCCGGCTCGCCCGATTGGGCGGCGACGTATCCGCAGGACGCGAGCACGAGCGATGACGAGATCAAGCTCAAGCTGCTGCCTGAGCCCGGATCCACAGCCTACGACGTATACTACCGGATCAATGCCAGCATGGGCGGCGATCCGCTGGGTACCGGCGTGAATCTCGGTACGCTCGCGCCCGCCCAGATCGTGACCGCCGCGTATGTCCACGACACCAGCCAGGCCCACGGTACCGTGATGTATTACCAGTGCCGCTCGCGAGACGTGGTGGGGCCGGGCAACTGGAGCGCGGAGGCGAGTGCCACGGTGGTGATGCGCATACCCGGGCCTCCGGCGAACGTCGTGGCATCCTACAGCACGGCGGCCATGCTAGGCTCCGTCAAGTGGACCATCGGCGTGCCTGCCAATGAGGCGGGGTTCCGACTCCAGCGCGCGGCCAAACCGTTCGGCGGCGCATATGGGGCCTGGGGCACGGAGGACATTCCGGGGGCAGGCAGCACGCACAGTACCGGGGACGTGGTTACGCCGGGCAACTTCTACAAGTACCAGATCCGGGCCGAGAACGCGGGCGGCAATAGCAGCTATGCGCCCTCGAATGAGATCACGGTCCACGATACGCCTGATATCGTAACCAACGTCGTTCTCACACTGACGGGCAGCACGGACTACAGCAGCGAGCTTGTAGTGAAGTGGACGCCGGGCGGCGGCGCGGTCACCTATCAGGAAGTCGAGCACAAGGCAGCCGTGGACGGATGGACGGGCACGCCGCAGAGCACGGGCATCGCCCCGGCCTCTACGAGCTTCACGATCACCGCACTGGCCGACGATACGCTGTTCCAGGCGCGTGTGCGTGGGTACAACCCCGTGGACGGCGCAGGCCCGTGGTCGAGCACGGCCGGGTCGGCCCACGCGCAATACACCTATCCGACAATGCCGAACGCGCCTAGCTGGTTCGGGGCATACCCAGAGCCGAAGCAGGCGACGGACGACGTGCTCCTGATACGGTGGAGCCATACGGCCAGCGCGGACGAGTACGATGTCCATGGCAGCCTGAGCAGCGGGTTCTCGCCCTCTTCGACCAACCGGCTGACCACGGTGGTGGCTACGACGTACCCGGACAGCGGAATCGCGGCCGACACACGGAAATACTACCAACTCATTGCCCGCCACATCGCTACGGCGAGCACGCATGATGCGGTGAGCGCGGCCAGCACAGAGGGCTACGCCCGGACGCACATCAATAAGCCGACCTACTTCAGCATTCACGCAATGAGCACGGCGACGGGCTACATCTTCATGCATTGGCGTAATCTGAATAGCACGGGCGATGCGCGGATCGAGACCATGACGATTGATCGCTATACGGGCGCGTGGGGCACGGTAGCGTCCACGGTGTTCGAGGGTTCCACCAGCTACACAGATATCGGTGCCAGCACGTCGGTAACGAAGTACCGCATCAAGTACAACTCGGAATCCAACTGGACCGAGAAGCCGGTTCCGATCTAACAGGGAGGTAGGAAATGTTCGCTAACGTAGCAGATATGAGCGCGTTCCTGCTGGTGGCCGCAGGGGTCGTTGCCGTGCTGATCGTGGCACTGGTGTGGCGCTACAACCGGGCACGGGACGAGGGCAGGACGCACCCCGGGAGCGGCACGGCAGACCCGGGCTCGGGCGGGCACGGGCCAACGGAACACCAGCGGTGATTTAGCTACCTGCGGTTGCCCGAATCGGTAACAGACCGTAGACTAGAAGCCATCTGGCAACGGGGGGACGCCATGCAGAGAGAACGGCGCACCACACGAGTACACGGCAGGCGCGGGCCATGACCGAGCGCCGCCAGAAGATGCGCTGGCCGTGGTGGTCCACGACGCGGTGGACCGTGGCGCTGTTCACGCTCGCCGAGGTGTGGCGACTCGCGCACTCCCCCATAGGTGCAGCGAATTGGGCCGAAGCCTTCATCGTCTTCTGCGTCCTGTTCGCGCTCCCGATTGACGGCGCGCTAAGCAAGGCCCCGGCCGAGGCGGTGGTCCGGGCCGTCACGGGGATGTTCGGCAAGCCCGGCGAGGCGGGGACGATCTTCGCGGATCGCATGATAAACACCCGCGCCGTGGACGATCCCGAGATTCCGATGGGTTCTGCCCAGGTGGAACCATGAGCGGCTTCTATCAGGCATTGCCCGTCACCCTGAGATTCGAGGGCGGCGGCGCAGATAACCCGGCCGATCCCGGCGGGCGCACCATGAAGGGCATCACCCAGGCCGTGTTCAACGCCTGGCTCGGGGCCAACGGGAAGCCCGCCCGCGACGTGTGGACCATCACGGACGCCGAGGTGGAGTTGATCTACCACCACAATTATTGGCTCCCGGCCAAATGCGAGGCCCTGCCGTGGCCCGTCAGTCTGTGCCACTTCGACGCCAGCGTGAACCACGGGCTCGCGGGTGCAGCGAAGATCCTACAGCGCGCCGTGGGCGTTCCTGCGGACGGCAATGTCGGGCCGCAGACGTTGGCCGCCGTCGCTGCCCTGCCATTGCCCACCTTAGTAGGGCGGATGTTGTGGGAACGCCTGGACTATTACGAGCGCATCTGTCTGGGGCGCCCCGCGTCCCGTGTCTTCCTCCTGGCCTGGGTGTCCCGTGTGAACGCGCTACGGGACCGCTGCCGGGTGGATCTGCCGGAGATCGCATGAACCCCGGCAGCTTCGATCCCGACAACTGGCCCGTGGAGTCCTATCCGTGGTGGCTCAAGTGGTTCCGCCGGGTGTGGGCCTACGCCTCGCCGCGCGTCACGGGCCATTCCGCGCACGCCCTGAATGCGCTCCTGGTGTGGGTGCTGATCGGCGGCCCGCTGTGGCTCCCGCTCGCCTGGTACTGGCCCCTGGCTGTCGCGTTCTATTCGCTCCGCGAACTGCCCGACCTATGCCGGGGGCGTGGTGATGCGCTCGACCACGTGGGCGACGTGATGTGGGTCTACGCCATGGGTGTGGCTCTGTGGTTGCCTCCCATGGTGCTGATGTGGTGGATAATCCCCGTAGCGGCGGTTCAGGTCGCCTTCTGGGCCGGTCCTGCGCCCGCATGGATGCCCCGTGAGTCTCTACTGTGGGGAGATAGATGAAGCACTGGACCTGTGAAGTCTGCGACCAGGAGAACAGTGGCGATTGGATGAATTGCGTTCATTGCAGCCGTATGCGTGGCACCTGGATCTGCCGGTGGTGCGGGCGCAAGCAATGCGAGACATCCAAGGCGTGCCGAGCGTGCGGCCAGAAGAAGGGCACCGTGCCACCTGAGCCCCCACCGAAGACGTAGCCCATGGACCGCGAGCCGCACCTCCGGGTCGTGCGCGTCTCTGAAGACGCCGACGAGGATTGTGTGCTTGCTGTCCCTGACGGCATCGACCCGGGCGAGGCTCTCCAGGAGCAGGACGACCACCCGCTCCGCACCCTGCGGTACGAGGACCAGTCCCCATGGCGGTGCGGCGAGTGCAATCAGCCCGTGCTGCCAGGCTGGGCACGCTGTCCCGTGTGCGGCCGATTCCGGGAGGACTGTGAAACATGAGAGTGCGCTACCGTGAACTGCCCGACGCGCTGGACGCGGAGATCCGCAAGGTGGTAGCAGAGTGGCGCCCGTTCCTGCCCGGCTGGGTGGACACGCTCGTGATCTCCTATGACGACAAGGACCCTAACAGCTACGCATCCGCTACCGCCATGTGGGACCAGCGATCCGCCGAGATTGCATTCCATCCGATGTTCTGGTCCATGGACGCGCGCGGGCGGGCGGTGACGATGCTTCACGAGATCGGCCACGTGCTCATGGCTCCACTGGACCAATGCGTAGAAACGATCATCACGCAGAAACCCAAGAGGGCCCTAGCCGAAAGGCTCTGGTCAGACGCATCCGAAGGGTACGTCAACGACTTCGCCGCGTTGGCGTGGCACACCCACAGGGGCGACCCCAACAGGGAGGGCGAGTGAGCAAGAAGCGCAAGCACCTGATCGTCATGGTAGCCGACGTTCACGGGGGCTCCACGGTCGCGATCTGCCAGCCTGAGGGGTTCCAACTGGACGACGGCGGGTGGTACAAGCCATCCAAGGCCCAATGCTGGATCTGGAACCACTACGTCAAGGCCATCGGTGAGGTCGCTGCGCTAGCGAAGGAGGAGGGCGCCGACGTGACGCTCGCCGTCAATGGCGACATGACGGATGGGCTCCACCACCTCAACACGAACGCGCAGTATACCTCGGCCATGGACAGCCACCATGTCCGCACGGCAAACCGCGTCCTGGTCCACGCCTTCACCGAGCTCCGGCCCGTGGCCATCCACATGACCCGGGGCACCGGGGCGCACGTGGGCAAGGGCGGCTCATTGGAAGAAGGGCTGGCAAGGGTGTTGCGCGATAAGGGGTTCCCGCTGGTGGAGGACCCCGACACCGGCCAAGTCACAAGCTACCGGCGGCGCTACGAAGTCGGTGGACTTCTCATTGACCAGGCCCACCACGGGCGCATGGGCCAGCGTGCGCACACGCGCAACCCGTACCTGCTGTACTACGCCCAGGACATCGAGTTCGAGGCGCGGGATGACAAGGAACGACCACCCGACATTGCCATCCGCTCCCACGCCCACCTGTACGGCGACTCCGGCCGGCCATACAAGCGCGTCACCCGCCTGATAGCCACGCCCTGCCTCCAGCTCGCCACCGAGTTCGTCCACCGGATCGCTGCCGAACGGCTGGCTGACGTGGGGATCGCGGCCTGCATGATCCGTGACGGGCGCGACGAGGTGATTCCGTTCATCGCCGCGCCCCGGCGCCCCACCATCATTCGGAGCGCCGCATGAGCCGCGACATGACCGAGGCCGAACTGATCCAGGCCATGCTCGAGGCCCAGCCAACGCCCGGGGCGTCGGCGCCTAACGCATTCACGTCTGCGGAGATTTGCGACATAACCGGCCTTCCCCTCACCACCGTGCAGCACCGGGTGAGGGCGCTGTGCCGTGAGGGCAAGATGGAAGGGTTCCGCGACTGGAGGCAGACGAGCGTGGGCCACCTTCAGCGGTACCCGGTGTTCCGGGTGGTGGAGCGCGCAGCATGAAAGGCATCCTCGCGTTCAACCTGCCGGAAGACAGCGCCGAGTTCACGCGCGCATCCCGGGCCGGTGAAGCATTCGCGGCCATCGAGGCGTTCGGTGAATACTTGCGCGGCCAAGTGAAGCATTTGGGGCCCGCCGAGCGGGACGACATGGTGGCCGTGCGCGAGGCGTGGTTCGAGGCGATGGGCGACCTGTTGGATATCCCATGAACGGCGCCAGGGTTGGCTTCTGGGTAATGGGCCGCATTGGGTGGGTGCTCGTGGGCGTTGCCCTGACGCTGGTGGCCTGCCTGTCGTGTTGGGAACGAGTATTCCCATATCGGGAAGTGGAGACCACGAGGGTTGCCATCATCGTGCGCGAGGTGCCGTCGGGCCCGCCGGGGATACGCGACAGGATCGTGTACGTCTATCTACAACCCGACGTGCGCGCCATCGCCCCGGGAGCCGTCATGGAGGACGTGGAGCGGTTCTGCCGTCCTATCCTGATAGCGCAGTCCGACCCGGAACGTCCTACTGAGCTAGGACAGGATAGCACAGAACGTGCGCTTCCGTCCCCCTCCGTGATCCGCTCCTTCACGGTTGGGCAGACTTGGCTCCCCTTCCAGCGGAACCCCCTGCTCGTGACGAGCATGAATGGCTACGGCGACTTGGTGGCCGAGGACTACCGGGTGCGCCTGCCACTTGGGGTCGCCGCCGGGCTCGAGGAGCCGTACCGCACGACGGTGCGCTATCCCCGGTGGGCCCCGCTCTATGAGATCCCGAAGGCGCTGGGCTACTACGCCATCCTTCGTGCGCTTGAGGCCGTGGTGCGCTAGCGGCAGCTACCCTACCTGTTAGGGCGCGTGCTGACAACTACGGCGTTTAATGGCCGGGTCCTATGGGCTCCGGCCTCTGCTTATTGGTGGGTGCGGAAACAAGACCCTTGACATCCGGGCTGGCGTACACGTATCGTATACCGCGCCAAGGATCCAACCCGGAAAGAGAGGAGCAACGTGCCGACCAAGAGGCCCCCGACAAGGGAACCCGTGACGTTCAGACTTCGGACGGATATCATCCGGCTGGTGGAGGCAATCGCCACCCGTGAAGGGCAGACGCGCGCCGAGTACGTGGAACGTGCCGTTACCCGCGCCGTGGCTGACGACGCAAAGCGGGCCGCATGACTACCGAAGCCGTGGCCACCGTCACCAAGCCCGAGCCGCTCACCGTAGTCGAGCGCCGGAAGTTCAACGACTTGGACGGGATCGTGGAGAAGGGGCTCCAGACCTTCGCGGAGGTCGGGGGCGCACTGTCCATCATTCGTGACCAACGGCTGTACAGGGAGGACTTCGGCACCTTCGAGGCGTACTGCCAGGCCCGTTGCGGGTGGACCGACCGCCGCGCCCGCCAGTTGATCGACGCCCACGAGGTCGTGGTCGGGCTGCTCGAAAGTGGAACAACTGTTCCGGTCAACGAGGGCCAGGCCCGCGAACTGGTCGCGGTTCCTGTGGACCAGCGGGCGGAAGTGCTGGAGGAGGCACGGGCCGACGCCGAAGCCAAGGGCAAGCCCGTGACCGCGAAGCACGTTCGGACAGCCCGGGACCGCCGGATGCTTCCGAAGCCCCGCAAGCCGAAGGCCGAACCGAAGACGATGGCCGAGGAAGTGGCAGAGGCCACCGCGCGGCGCCTTGCCGAAGCCAGCGAGCCCACACCCGTCGAGAACGCCGAGCCCGTGGTGGTGGAGGGCGAGACCGAGCCCGCCGAGGGCAAGGTGGTCGTCTTCATCCGCTCAATCGACATGCCTGACGAGGGCGACGTGGACGGGATGACGGACGCGGATCTGCACACGGTACGGCTGCTCCAGGGTTGGTGCGGGCGAGTGATTGCCCACTACGCGAAGCACAATGCGCTCGCCGCCTGACATGGTGGACCGCAAGCAACCGCGCGAAGGACGCGCTGAAGGGGGACGCATGAGCATCACGCACGAAGGCTTCAGGACGCTCACCGGCGCGCACTACCACTGCCACGAGCACGGCTACACCGACGGCCCCTGCGAATGCCTGCGCCGTGCGGTTGCGAGCCTGCCCGTGGAGCCCGAGGACATCGCCACACGCTTCCTGCACCTCGCCAGGGTCCATGCATATCCGATGTCGGACGAGCGCCGCCAGCGGGAGCGCGTGCCACCTGGAACGATGTTCTGCGGAACCCTGTGGGTCACTGCCGAGGGTGAGATGATCCTGACGGATGGCTCACCGAACGGCGACCTGGCTGACGACCACCCCGACGTTCACAACTGCGACGAGATGGGGTGCTCAACCGCGTGCCACGTCATCGCCCGTGCCGCCCTTACCGGAGACGACAAATGAAGCGCATCACCGCTAAGTACCTGCGTTCGCTAGGCGCATGCCCCGAACAGGTCGCCATCGTGGAGCACGAGTGGCCCAATGGGGCCCCGATCACGGTTGCGACGATCCGTAAAGCCCACCGGCTCGGCCTGGACGTGGGGTGGCTGGCGCACAAGGTACTCACGGCTCCGGCGTTGGCCGAGTACGACCGCGTCAGGGCTGCGGCGTTGGCCGAGTACGACCGCGTCACGGCTGCGGCGTGGGCCGAGTACGACCGCGTCAGGGCTGCGGCGTTGGCCGAGTACGACCGCGTCAGGGCTGCGGCGTCGGCCGAGTACGACCGCGTCACGGCTGCGGCGTTGGCCGAGTACGACCGCGTCAGGGCTCCGGCGTTGGCCGAGTACGACCGCGTCAGGGCTCCGGCGTTGGCCGAGTACGACCGCGTCAGGGCTGCGGCGTTGGCCGAGTACGACCGCGTCACGGCTGCGGCGTGGGCCGAGTACGACCGCGTCAGGGCTGCGGCGTTGGCCGAGTACGACCGCGTCACGGCTGCGGCGTGGGCCGAGTACGACCGCGTCAGGGCTCCGGCGTTGGCCGAGTACGACCGCGTCACGGCTGCGGCGTTGGCCGAGTACGACCGCGTCACGGCTGCGGCGTTGGCGCCACTACTCCGTGCCGCCCTCGGAGCCACCCCGTGACTGCCGTGCGCTGGGTCGGCCTGAACGGCAACGTCCGTGAACTGCTGGCCATGCGGTGCGTGTGGTGCACGCCGCACCACTGGCTGACGGACGCTGATCGGATCCGCCACGAGGCCGGTGCGCCGACCTCCGAGGGAATGTGTAAGGCCGCCGCCGACCGGATGCACGCCGACATCGAGGCGGGCACCAAGCCCGCCGCCTGACAACGGAGAACGACGATGAAAACGAGCAAGAGTGTTTCGACCCGCCCGGGGGAGCAGATCGGCGTCATCATGACCGGGGAGCGTGTCACGGCAGGGCACGGAATCACCCGGTGCAAGATCAACGCCCGCACCTACGCCGACCAGGCGAAGCGCGAGGGCTACATCATCGTGTGGCGCGACAACCACGCGACGATTCACCGGCCCGCCGCCTGACAACGAAAGCAACCGGAACCCGACCATGACAACCGGAGCCACCATGAACATCAAGATCCTGCCCGGGCCCTGCCCGTTCCCCGTGGTCACGCTCGAGGACACCGTGACGTGCTGGGGATGCGGCAAGGAGATCCCGGAGGCGGAGGCCCGCCCCTACTGGCTCCGCACGAAGCGCAACGGGTGGGAGTGGGAGCGGCAGGAATACTGCGAACCCTGCACCCACAAGCTGCCCGCCGACGCGCAACCCGAACTGGACTTCTGACCATGACTACAAGAGAAAGGGGTATCTACTGCTCCGCGCTCATGCTCGGGGTTGCGGTCGCAACGGCGATCCTGACCGTGTATGACACCAGCCCATGGTGGCCCGTGGGACTGGCGCTCACGGGCTTGTCGTTCCTTTTGGCCCTGTTGATGCACACGAATTGGGATGCCGAATGAACGGCCGCTCCATGACCGAGTCGCTCAACGCCGAGCGCAACCGGATCGCCCTGACCGGCGACCTGGAGCCGAGCCCCACGAATCCCGTGGACCGCCTGCCGGAAGCCGACGCTGACGCAATCTCGCCGCTCCACAACCTGTGCGCGTGCGTGGTGTGGCTGGAGGCGAACGGGCGGAAGGAACGGGAGCTCGGGTGGCGCCTAGCGCAACGGCTCGCCGCCCTGGAGGCCGAGGTGGACGCATTCCTGGACGAGGTGGGCTACGTGGCAGGGCCGCCGAAGGCAATCGAGTGGGACGACGAAACCGACTACAGGATGGGGAGGTGGTAGATGCGTCACTCTGAGAGCATCGCGAAGCTGGCCCATGCGCTGGTGGAGGCGCAGGCCGAGGTGGAGAACGCAACCAAGAACGCGGCCAACCCGTTCTACCGGAGTCGGTACGCGGACCTGACCGAGATTCTGCGCGTGATGAAGCCAGTCTTTTCGGCCCACGGCCTCGCCGTTGTGCAATTCGTGGCGACGGGAGCGGACGGTACCGCATCGCTGGAAAACGTCATCCTTCACGAGTCGGGAGAGTGGATGGCCGAGACGGCAAGTGCCCCCCTCGCGCCGAAAGAGACGAAGGAGGGGCCGAAGCCGTCCGACGCACAGAGCCTCGGAAGCGCCATTACCTATTTGCGCCGGTACTCGCTGGCCGCAATCGCCGGCATCACGCAGGAAGACGACGACGGCAATGCCGCCAGCCACCCGCCGAAGGGTGAGGCGCCCACACGCCAGGACCCGCCTGCCCCGTCAAAGCCGACGCAGGGCCAGCCCGCCACCGTAGGCGACGAGGTGATCCTGTGCCCCAAGTGCGGCGGCACCATGTGGGACAACCGCACCAACAAGAAGAACCCGAAGGGCCCCGACCTGAAGTGCAAGGCCAAGGGGTGCGAGCATCCGATCTGGCTCCCGACCTGGGAGAAGGATCTGCTCACAGAGATCAAGGCCGCCCACGACCTGGAGGCCATCGACGCCGAGGAGCGGAGCCGGGCCGAGGGTGCCGTGGCTACCCTGAGCCCCGCGAAGATGGCCGCCGTGCAGAAGTGGCTGTCCGCGCTCGCCGGCGGCGTTGAGGCATGATGCCGACGTTCCGCGAGATGGCCGCCCGCAGGCAGCACCCCGACGGTAGCGCGCGGGAAACCCTTGTGGCGTCGCTGGGGAGCGATCCATACGACCGGCTCGCGGAACTCGGCGCGCTCGGAGAGCGCAAGGCGAAGGCGGCGGGCGTGGCATACCACATGGACCACATGCGGAAAGTCGTGCTTGCCCACATCGCCGGCGAACTCGCGCAGGTCCATGCGAAGGAAGGGCTGTCCGAGGCCAAGCTAGAGCGAATGGCGCGGGCCGATGACCGCTACCGCCAGCACATCGAAGGCGCCGCCGCCGCGCTTGAGGAAAGCGAACAGGCCCAGGCCGAATACTGGCGGCTCCGCGCAGAACTTACGTGGGACGAGAAGGCAATCGCACACTACAACGCCATGGCGAAACTAGGAGATCCAGCCCCATGAACGCCGCCAAGAAGCAGGGTCCCAAGCTGGTCCGGATCGAGGTTCACATGGTCCAGGGCCTACGGGCCGCGCTGGTGGAGCACATCCCGGATCGGGGGCTAATCCCCATCACGGGCAAGAACGGATCCGGGAAGACCTCGCTGCTCCGTGCGGTCAATGGAGCGATGGGCGGGGCGGCCCACGTCAGCGAGCGCCCGGTCAACGACGCATCCGAGGACGGCACCGGGTACACCGACATCCTCCTCGACGAAGGATGGCGGGTCAAGCGCAATCACACGCCAGCCAATCCGAAGGGCTCGCTCTACGTGAAGGGCCCGGACGGTGGGAAGTACGGCCAGGCGAAGCTGGACGAACTGAATCACGGCGCGGACCCCGACCTCCAAAGTTTCTTTGGCCTCCCGCTGGCGCGGAAGACCGAGATCCTGTTGGGGTTAGGCAACGACCCGGAGCTTCCGAAGAAACTGGCCGAGAAGAAGGCCACATGGAAGGCGCTCTACGATGAGCGCACGCCCGCGATCTCTGACCAGCGGAAGGCCCACGCCGTGCCCCGGCCCGAAGGCGAGAAGCCCGAGCCCGTGGACACGGAGGCCGCCATTGCCGAGGTCCGCAAGCTCCGGGAACAGGACCGCGCGCGGCAGGACGCGGCCAGTGCTGTCCTGGCGGAGCGCTCGAAGATCGAGCGGATTGACCGAGACATCGGCGCCCAGGGGGCAATGGTTGTTGCCCTACGCGCCGAGTTGAACGGCGCAGAAGCGGACCTGGAGGAGATGAAGAAGGACCGGCGCAGGCTTGAGGCTGGGCTGAAGGTGGCCCAGGCGTCCGCCGAAGCCATGCCCGACCCGACCGAGGCCATCGAGGCGTACATGGCCCACATCGCCAGCGCGGAAGCCGTGGCCCGCTCCATGCGCCCGTGGGAGGCATACGAGGCGGCCCAGGTGGAGGCCGAGCGCGCAACGGCGGAGTACGACCGAATCACCGCCGCCATGAAGGCCGTGGAGGCCGAGCGCCTGGCACTGATCGAAGCGGCCGCAATCCCCGTAGACGGCCTGTCCTTCGACCCGGAGGGCGTGCCGATCTACAACGCGCGCCCGCTTGAGGTCGCATCCGGTGGGGAGCGCGTGCGGATCGCGCTGGCGGTGGCGGAGGCCGCCGGGCTCGGCTTCACGCTGATCGACGAGGGCGACGTGCTCGACGACGACATGCTGGCGGAGATCGACGCCGAGGCGCGCGAGGAACCCGGGGTGCAAGTCCTGATCTGCTCCGTGGGCCGCTCGGGCCCCGGACTGGTCCAGGTCGTTGACGGTGAGGCCCGTTCGATGGAGGCCGCATGAGCCCCGACGTGCAGAAGGCGAGACAGAAGCACGCCGCGTCCGTGCGCGCCTGGCAGGAGCGGTTGCGGCGCGAGGTGCTGGCCGGCGAGCGGCCACGCAACAGCATCCCACGCACGAACCCGAAGCGCCGCGCCAAGCTGTACGCCCGGAACTTCGGGGAGAAGCGGGACTGGGTCGTGGTCCAGCCGTGCGAGGTGACCGGACTGACGGCCACCAGGGGTTACCAGATCGACCCGGCCCACATGAAGTCGCGCGGGAGTGGTGGCGACCTGACGGTGCTGGTCCCGCTCTGGAGGCCCGTGCATCAGGACTATGACAACGCCAGCGAGGCGCAGTTCCTGGCCACCTGGGGCCGCACCAAGGAATCCGTGCGAGCCACCGCCCCGATGTACCACGACGCATGGCTGATGGCGTCGGTGGAGGCCGCATGACCGTCATGTGGAAGTTTCCGCTGGCCCTGGGCGACGTGGTGACCCTGGAAATGCCCATGGGGGCAGAACCCCTTTACGTGGCCATGCAGGGCGGCGTGCCCTGCCTGTGGGCGCGGGTGAACCCTATGCTGCCCAAGGAAATGCGCCGCTTCCGCTTCGCCGGCACGGGCCACACGCTTCACGACGACGTGGGGCGGTATATCGGATCGTGGCAGATGGCCGACGGCGCGCTCGTCTTCCACCTCTTTGAGATGGGCCGGTGAGCACCGTTCGCACGTATCCACCCGACCTGTTCGAGCCACGCCCACCCGAGCGCGAGCGTGCCGTCTCCGTGCTGGACAAGATGGCCGACGAGCGGCGGGCGTGGCTGGAGCGGATGCGCGACCGGCTCGCCGTGCTCTGTCTGCTCCGGGTGGACATGCTGGGTGAGGCCCAGGCGTGCGTGACGGCCGATGACGCGGAAGTGCTCCGCAAGACGCAGGCAAGTCTCGCGCTCCCCGCGGACTGTTCCCCGAACATCATGGGCACCGTGTTCCGCACCCGGGACTGGGTCCGCTCAGAGCATCCCGACCACGTGAGCACGACCCCGGGCTCGAACGGCAACCTGATCTATCGCTGGCGATACGTCGGCAGGAGAGCTGCATGACCACGAGAACGAGACGGGCGCTGGTATCGGTACGGCAGGCCGCGCGTCGGCTGGTCCGTGCCGTGGATGCGCTCCGGCCGCAGGACTGGAAGGCCATCCCACTGGTGACCCGTGGGTGGGTCTGGCTGGTCGGCTGGTGCGCGTTTGCTCTCAAACTCGGCCTGACGGCCCTGCTCGGCCCCGACGTGCCTGACACCCAGGAAGCGCCGCCGGAGGCCACACCGTGAGGTCCGCCCTGGTCGTGCTTGCCGCCCTCATCGCCGCGCCGTTCCTGCCCCATACCACGCGGACGCGCATCGAGCACGCCGTTTACGACGTTGAGGCGGAGGTTGCCCGCATGGAGCGTCAGGCCGCCCTCCTGTCCGCGAGCCTGGACGGGGATGTCACCCGGTACGTCCGCCACGTGTTCCCCATCGAGCGGGCGCTACTACGGCGGGCGCGGGACCCGTGGCTGGCGCGCCAAGCCGCGTGGGCCATCGTCGCCGAGGCCGAGACGCGGGAGCTATCGCCTGCGCTCGTGGCCGCCGTGCTGATGGTGGAGAACCCCTGGCTAGTTCCCGACACCACGAGCTTCGCCGGCGCGGTGGGTTGGATGCAGATCATGCCGGTGCACGTGAGAGCGGACCACCCGTGCGGCACCGACCTGACTGACGGGATCACGAGCGTGTGCTACGGCTCAACCATCCTGCGGGACTACCTGGGCCGGGCGCTGGACAAGGCGATCCGGGAAAGCCTGAACGCCTACAACGGCTGCGTGCGTACCCCCGGGTGCGAAACCTACGCGACGAAAGTCGTCAACCTGACGGAGGACTGATGAACCCGACCACCCTCGCCTTCCTCGTCGGCGTGCTCCTGGGCGTATCCGCCGGCATGATGCTGGCCGCCCCGCTCGCCGCCGCGCACCTCAAGGCCGCGTGTCAGCACGCCCACACCGAGGGGCTGACGAAGGGCATCGAGCTTGGGCGCCGTGACGCCATCCACTCCGTCATGGCCTCAGACATCGCCGCCGCCAACTTCGGCCGCGAGGAGGTCGCATGAAGTGCCGCCACCCCCACAACCTAGCCTCCCTGCGCCGCCAGGTTGCGCTCATGGCCCACGTCCGGGACACGGTGGCCCAAGAGCCCGAGGAGTACGCGCTCCAGTGGATGCACACCCTCGTGGACCTGACCGACAAGCTCCTGAAGGAGTTGGGCGAGGCCGAGCGCGAAGCATGCACGGAAGCGCGGACGGTATGGCCCACCACCGAGCCAGCGGAGCACGACGGACCCGGGGACTGCGCGATTGTTCATGGGCCTAGGGGCCCTACTAGTCCTCGGAATCGTGTCGAGGACGGTCGGGAAAGGCATGGACCGCGATCCGTACTATGCCACGATATTCGGGGCATTCGCGGTGGTCGCAGCGATCATCCTCCTTGTGATCGCCTACGCCATCGGAATAGCGGTGTTCCCATGAACGCCGCAGAGTACCGGGATTTAGCGTGGAGGCTGAAGGTCGCGGAGATGCACTGCACCGAAGACGGTCGCCGCGTGTTCGCCACAGACAGAGTCGCCTCTGCCCTACGCTCTGCCGCTGAGATGAGGGAGGCGCTGGACGCAGCGACAGAAACGATTGCGATTCAGGACAAAATGATCGCGGCTCGAATGGCGGAGGAGCTATGAACGAGATCGTGAAGGGCTGGATCGCACCGGGAACGATGGGCCAGAACCCAGGCGAGGTCGTCCGCGTGTGGAACAGCGACGAGTACTACGCCGACATGGTCCACGTCGTGGTCGTCCCGGTGGAGGAGTGGGAGCGGATCTTGGGAGCATTAAGGGATTGCGAACACGCAGGGCAGGCCCCGTATGATCCGCCCCGCCCTGAATGCCCGCTGTGCGGTGAGTCAAAGGCGAGGGGCCATGCACCCGACTGTACCCTGGCTTCCATCCTCCGTGCCTACGGAGGGGACCATGACTGAGACGTTGAAGCCGTGCCCGTTCTGCGGGGAAGACAATGCGTGGCACGATAGCGATGGCGAAGTGATATGCGCCGACTGTGGGGCGATGGGACCGGAAATTGCGAGCATCCACAGGGACGACAACGCAGCCGCCTGGAACCGTCGCGCTTCGCCCCCATCACCCAGCGAGACGCTCGTGTCTCGTGAGTCGGGTACGCCTGAGCGTGCCCCGGGTGATGGGGGCGAGCCCTCTGCCGCCCGAGGACTGGCGCAGACGCTGCGCTCCTACGCTGGGAGCCCGTGCCTGTCGTTGGACCTGTCGCACACGTTGGACTGCGCCGCCGAGGTAATCGAAGCGAGCGAGCCCACCCCGGAAGCCCTGGAGGCGTGGGCCGAGTGGTTCGACCGACACCCAGAAATCGGGGTCGTCATTGTGATTGCGGGCGACGCCTACTCACATGGCACCCCCGGCTACCTCCTGCGCGAGATCGCACGGAGGATGCGGGCTGTTAACCCCACAGGCCCCCGGTAGGGGGAGGAGAACGACGATGAGTAGATGGCACATTGATCGCGCGGCAGAGCGCGAACATGAGCGCCTTGAGGCGGACCTCGATGCTGGCCGTATCACCCGCGAGGAATACAACCGCGAGGCGCGCGAGATCGACAGGGACGCCGCTGCTGCGATGGCGCAAGAATTGTCTGACCGCCAACAGGACCTCGAAGCGGAGTATTACGGATGACCACCCCCAGCGGGCTCCCCGAGGAAGGGCTCGTTATCGAGTGGCTTGGCGGCAACTGCCCCGTGCAGGCCGAAGGGACTTTCGACGGACAGCCATTCTACTTTCGCTCCCGTGGATCTGCGGTGACATGTGAGGTGGGCGAGTGGGAATGGCTCGGGCCGGTCTATGAGTGGCCGGACGCTGGGTGGATCTCCGAAGACGTGGCTCGTGCCTACATCCTGACGGCCCTCATTGACTGGCGCGGGCGGGACTCGAAGTACGCCAAGGACCAAGCGCGCAGGATCGCAAGGAACCGCCTGCGCGATGCGATGATGGAGCACATCACATGGGCAGCGCGGCTCGACAAAGTAGACGGCGCGGCACCCGTGATAGCATGGCATATGGCCGAAGCCGCGAAGATCAATCAGCAAGTCACGGAGATGGACCATGAGCACTCCTGACGGGCTCCCCACGGGGAGCGAGGAGGCGGATGTCGTGAGCGAAGCCAAGGAAGCCGCATACGTGCTTGAGGCAAATCCACACCCGACCGCGGACGACGCGGAACGGGCTGTTCGCGCACTCGACGCTGCCGTGGCCGAGATCATCCGCCTCCGCACCGACTTGATGCACACGGAGCAGGACGCTGAAGCACTGCGCTCTCAGGTGGGATCGCTTCGTGCCGCCCTCGCCGGGAGCGGGGAGAGGGAGGCGAAGATCTGCGTCAACTGTGGTCGCCCCGAGTGGCAGGGCGGAATCTGCCCGATGTCGTCCGGCACGGCAGCGTCACACGTCTACGGCTATCGCCTCGCCTCGGCTCCCCCGGAAGCCAGCGAGGAGCCGACGGTGGATTTCGACCTTGACCTCGTGCGGAAGCCTGATGGGAGCCTTGAGTGGGAGGACGAAACGACCCGCCCCGTGCCTCCCGTGGAGCCCGAAGGAGGGGAGAGATGAGCGGCGGAGGAAGGGACCCAGACACCTACCCATGTGCGGCTGGTGCGCCGCATCGGTGGGAGACGACCAGCCCCGCCAGCGAGCATTTCGGGGAAACGCAGATGTGCGCCGAGTGTGGTACGCTGCGGATTATCCCTCGGGGCGCCAAGCATCCGAGCGACATCACATTGCGAGACCTGGTACGTGCCCCCGAGCCCCACAGGGAGGATGTGGAGGCGCTGAGAAACGGTGAAGCCACCGACCCTGAACTGGTGGCAACAGAGAGCGAGGTGGGGAATGGTCAAGACGGCACGGTGCAAGTTCACGGTGCAGAAGGTGGAGGGCGATCCGGCCAGCGAGAACGGGGCGGTGATCGAGATGACCAACGCAGTACGACGAGGCGCTGACGAAGGAGGATCGGGCGTTCTCGATCTACACGCCGTGGGGCGAGATGAAGTTCAACGTGGCCAACAAGGCCCTGGCGGGCTTCTTCGAGGCGGGGAAGGCGTACTACGTGGACATCACGCCGACGGAGTAGACCTCCACGCCCTCTACGGGAACATCGGGGCCTTCTTTTGCCGCGACTGCGAGCGGTTCCACGTTGTTGACAGCACAGAGGAAACGTACCGCTGTCCAATGTGTGAATCCGAAAACGTTGGCATTGAAGGCCCCGAGCGGGTTGTGTGGCTTGAAAAGGCGATCCTTGCTGCCCTCCCCACCGTGGCTGAGCCTGGGGACGTGGAGTGGTGGCCAGACTCGCAACTCGTCGCGCGCTTGGTGACGCACGCCGACCTGCTCAAGATTTCGCAGGACGCGGGGGTTCGCGTGGAGGTGTTCGATGGGCTTCTGCGTGACCTGCGAAAGGCGGCAAACGTGCTCGCCGCTCTCCGCACCCGTGAGAGGGCCCGATCATGACAAGGACTGAGTGGAACTGGGTCGTGTGGATGCGTAACGGCAGCGAATGGGTGTCGCTGCCGTTCACGGCCCGCCCGTCGCTAGTAGGAAGCATCGGGGCGTGGAAGGAGCATATGGGCAAACCCGGCGAGTGGGACAAGCAGCATCGTGCCGGTGACGTGCGCTGCATCCGTACCATGTTCACGGCGGAGGTACCGGACCATGACTGAGCGCGAGAGGATCGCGAGGGCACTGGAGCGCGTTGATGCGTCGATGGGCATGAGGGACAGATACGTGACCCGGGAGGAACTGGACAAGCACAGGGCCACCGTCCGCGAGGCCACTGCTCTGCTCCGTGCCGAGCCCGTGGGGGAGCCGGTGGCGGTGGCGTGGATCACGCCGAAGAACCTCGCGGCGCTACAGGGAGGCGAGTGGGCGCAGGTCTCACCCTTCATGCCATACGTGGAGGATGGTGAGGCGATGGCCCTCTATGCCACTCCCGTGCCCCCCGATGCGGAGTTTCCCACGATGGCGAGTTTTTACGGTGCGGCCCCAGACATAACGGGAGGGCTGTCGTCTACGGAGTTCGTTCGCGCTCGCCGTGATGCTGGGGACGTGGAGGCGCTGGTGGAACGGATACAGGACGAGTTGGAGCGCGCCTATCTGGCTGGTGCGGATATGCCTGGGTCCGAGCCTCCTAGGAGTTTCGCTGCGGTGTCGCACTTCCGGGAGCGCATCCTCGCCCTCGCCCGCCAAGGTGGGGAGCGGGAGCCGAACTACTGTGGCCGCGCATTCGGCCTTGGCGGTGGCCTCGGAGATCCGGTCTACATCTGTGACAGGCCGAGGGGGCATGCAGGAAGGCACTTCGGCCATCCGGTGGAATCCGGAGAGGTGCTTGTGTCGCTCACCGCCTCTCCCCCGGAAGCCAGCGAGGAGCCGACGGTGGACTTCGACCTTGACCTCGTGTGGAAGCTGGATGGAACGCTGGCATGGGAAGATGAGACGTCGCGCCCCGTGCCTCCCGTGGAGCCCCATGAGGACGTGGAGCGCGAGTGGGAGTTTCGGCGTCCGAGGGGATGGACCGAGGCAGTGCCCGGGGAGCCGGAGCGCCCGAACGAGGAGACCGTGGAGGCCAATATCCGATGCGCGCTCGTATCGCTCCAAGAGTACGACATCGGGGCGGATGAGATAGCTGACGAGGTGATGCACCACCTGTGGCAAGCCCTGGCAGCGATGGGTGCCCACGACGCCCACGCACACCTGGCCGCAGAACGTCCCGAGCCCCACGAGGACGTGGAGGCGCTGGCTCGGGTGCTTTTGGAGCAGGAGTGCTTCGGGCCGTTTCATGGGCACAAATTCGTGGACGTAAGAGACAGGGTAGACGCGCGACGGGCTGCTGCCATCGGGCTCGCTGCCGCTCTCCGCTCCCGCACGGTTGGGGAGCCATTGTGTGCCGCGTGCTGCACCGAGGACGCAACGCAGGTTCGGTGCGCCGACTGCGGCGAGCCGCTGGGCTCCGTCTACCGTGAGCCCGTTGAGCAGGAGCCGGATGAGTTCGCTGAACGTTTCTTGGCGAAGCACAAGGACTCGATCCGCCGAACGTGCGAAAAATTGGTCCGACGCGACGCCGAGCAGGACGTGGGGGCGCTGGACCAGATGGTGCGCGACTTCCACGCCGAGGCCATCACCCACGCCATGCAGCCGCTCAAGCCACACGACGTGCAATTCTGGGCCGCCGAGTGGCCGCGCGCGATCCGTGCTGGTTTGCTCGCTGCGCTCCGCTCCCACCCGGAGGTGAAGAGATGAATGACGCCAGAAGCAGCGCGCGCCTATGGGACGGGGAGACGCACCATCCAGGCGGTTGCCCGAGGGGGCGCAACGACTGCGCGGGCATGGCCCGGCTCTCGTCCGAGGGCCACGCCTCGTTCATGTGCTGCGGCCATACGAACACCGCGCCGGTCCCGTCCGACACGCATCGCCTATGCATCTACTCCAGCCACGAAAACGGGCCGGTCGATGTGATGGTGAACCTCGACACACGCGACGTAATCGACACGATCTCCGTCCTGAGTGCGAAGCTGTCCACGGAGGCTTCGAGCGGGTTGTTCGCGCCGATCATCGACTACGACGGGCACGCCCCCGCCTCACCCGTGGCCCCCAGGGAGGGGAAGCCGTGAAGAACACCGAGCGCGAAGAAATCAGAACGGCTATCAGGGAGTTGATGGATGATGAATGCCAATTCGAGATCGCGGTAGGAAGGCTCTGCCGTCTCGTTGGGTGGCGCTACCCAGCGAGTGAGATATGCGGACGTGCGGTTACGACTCGTGAATTGATGGCGGAGTGGGACCGCTGCGTGGCCCTCGGGGAGGAGGCGACATGAGCCTGACGGAGCGTAGAGCCTACTTCGTGTACGAGGCGGCTCGCATTGCCGCTACCGCTGCTGGCGCACCGATCATCCCTGCGTGGTGGGACCACCGCGAAGACGCCTTTCGGGCGCAGTTCTGCAAGGTGATCGAACGTCAGTGTGGCTCCCATAGATCCATGTCGCCGGAGGAGCTTCATGGGTCATGGATGCAAGCCTATCTGGCGATGGGATGGGCCCACGGCGAAGCCTACGACAGCGAGCGCAAGATCCATCCTGACCTCGTGCCCTACGCGGACCTGGGACAACTGGAACGCGACAAGGACGCAGTGTTCATCGCCCTCTGTGAGATCGCCCGGCAGTGGATCTATGACCAGGGCACCGAGCCCAAGGAGGACGACCGTGGGTAGACCGAGGTGGCCTACGGGGATGGTCATGCCAGTGGAGTTCATTCGCCGCATGAATGAGGAGATGGCTGCCTATGACCGCGACCCGGAAGGATACGAGCGCCGCGAACGCGAGCACGAAGAACGTCGCCGTCAGGAAGAACAAGAGGAGCGCGATTTCTACAGGCAGCAATGTGAAGAGGGCCACGATGGCCGCTGACAAGATGCAGCCGGTGGGGTTCTACCACGTAGACCACGGGTTTTCGGATTGGAAGGAACCTGGCGAAACAGAGTGGATTCCTCTCTACACCGCCGACCAGATCCGCTCAGAGATCGAGGCGGTGAGGGCCAAGTACCCCATCGCACGCGACGGCGAACTGGCGGCAATCGTCCATCACGCCCTTGACGCCCTGCGGGCCCGCATGGGGATAGACACCCCGACCGAGAAGATACGTGGCTGACAAGCGCCCCGCGTTCCAGTTCTACCCAAAGGACTACCTAGCTGACGAGCTCGTGGCGCTGATGACGCTAGAGCAGGAGGGGGCCTACGTCCACCTCCTGTCCTATTGCTGGCTTGAGGGATCGATCCCCGCCGACTCGAGTCTACTTGCCCGCCTCTGTCGGGTGCCCGAAGCCGACATGGAACGCATCTGGGTGGGTGTGGAAAAGTGCTTCCGCAGGAGCGGTGAACGGTACACCCACCCGAGGCTCGATCTGGAGCGTCAAAAGCAGGACGCTTACTGCAAGGCGAAATCGGACGCGGGGAAGGCCGGCGCAAAGGCCAAGCACGAGAAGGACAATTCTGGCAGTGCCACAGTTTTGCCAGTGGCAGAATCTAGCTTTGCAGTTTGCTGTTTGCAGTCTTCTTCTGCTTCTGCTACTGAAACTACCCCCCCCGTAGCCCCCCAGCGGCCACCGAATGTGGAAAACTCCCGGCACGCCGAACTAGCCCCCTGGCTAGGCACCCACGCGGACTGCCTGACGAGTGTGGACTTGATGGCGCAACGCTCGATCTGGGGCATCTGGGGTCCACACGGAACCGAGCAGGGCGCATGGAAGGGCATGGCGACCGACCGACAGCCACCAATCCTCGCCACGGCGATCCTGTCTTGGACCGCCGCCAAGCCGGAGCGATTCTACCGGCCGTACTTCGCCTCCATCCTCGAGCGCGCCATAGACGACGCCATCGCATCCGACCGGCAGGAGGACCAGCGCCGCACCGAGGGCACCACGGCCAACGAATCGAGGGAGCAGGCCCGTCGGCTCGAGGAAGCCGAGATAGCACGGCTCAACGCGGAGGCCCTGAAGACCGCGGCACCCGCCTACAGGGAGCCACCCACCAAGCACACCCGTATCTCTGGCCTGGAGAAGATCAGCGCATAGCGCGGCGGGTGGGGTTTGCAATTTGCCCGAAACGCTATATCTTTGGGGCAGCGCACCCTTGACCTAGACACGGAGATGCGGTGCCCGACAGCCGGAAACGCACACCGAGTGGCCACGATTTCAGGGGGTACCGCAGGCTGGCCCAATCCCTGTTGGCGGATTCGGTGAAGGTGTTGCGGGTGCCACGACCGGCTGGCAAGCAGGCGGGTGTGGCGTGGGACGCGCACCACGCGGGCGAGCTCCGCTTCTGGTGTGAGCCCCGGCGTTCCGTCGCCTGGTGCGAGACAGCGGGATTCGACCGCGATGTGGTTGTCTCATGGCTTACCCATTCGGGCATATTGCCACGGGACCCAGCGTGAAGCGGCTTCTGCACATCGGCGCGTGGGGCAGGAACTACGGCGACCGGGCCATCCAGTGGGCTGTGCGCGAGGCCACCGGAGCCGATTGGGGCATTACGTCGTCCGACTGCCAGAGCACGCAATGGACCACCCGTGAGCAGGCCGAATGGGCCAACGCGAAACTGGACGCCGTACTAGTGGGTGGTGGTGGCCTGCTCTGGGACAAGCCGGAACTCAACAGCGTGAGCGGCTGGCAATGGCAGGTGACGCCCGCATTCCTCGAGGCGCTGCGCATCCCGGTAGTCGTCTGGGGCATCGGCTGGACTGCGTTTCCCACCCTGAAAGACCTGACCGGCACGCACCCCATGTTTGCGCCCACCCTGTGCTGGCTGACGGAACACGCCGCCGCATTCACGGTGCGGAACCCGGAGACATGCGACCATCTGGGCGCGCTCGGCATTGCGACTGATCGTGTGCAGGTCGTGGCCGATCCTGCGTTGGGTGCGCCGTGGGAGCCATGGCGTGGCGGCTCGGACGTGCTGGCCCTGTGCTGGGCAAGCGATAAGGCGGACTGGCGCTGGGCGGGTGGCCGCTACGGTGAGGCGCTGGCGCTCTACCATGTCGCGTGGGCCGCCTCTGCGTTGGGCCTACGGGTTCGCATCGTGCCGCATATCGAGAAGCTGGACGAGCGAGCGCGGACGTTGCTCGGCTCATGGGGTGTGCTGCACGACAAGTTGGACGACACCCGGCCCGACCTGTACCCGCCCACATGCGAGTGCGTGCGGGAGTGGGCGAGTGCCGCATACGGGGACGTGCGCGTGGTCGTATCCATGCGCAAGCACGGAATGCTGATCCCCGCCAGCATGGGTGCGCCTGTCGTGGGACTCGGGCAACTCGCCGAGGTCGGCTATCTCGCCCGGCAGATCGGCGTGCCAATGCTCCACGAGGGCGATGAGCAGGACACGGTAACGCGGCTGATCCGTGAGGCGCAGCCCGTGGACACGGACAACGTGACGTGGGCGAGACAATGCAACGCCCTGCTGGCAGAAACGCTGGCGGGCCTAACAGGGGGGACCTGATGGCTGAAGGCAACGGGGACGGCGTGTTGATTCTCGGGCAGGAGCGGCCCGCGGTGACGGCGAAGGTCAGCATCCGCATCGGTGAGGTGTTGGCGGTGGAGGATCTGGTTGAGGACAACCCTGACTACACCGTCGCCAACATGGAGCCACGCAAGCGGGTGAGTGGGTGCATGGCCGCGCTGCGCGGCGCACCGAGGCCCGTGCGTATGAATCAGACGCGCGACGAGGTTCTGGCCAAGGTAGACCCGGACGGCACGCTGTTCGGTGAGTTCGACTGGCAGGATGTGGACGGACGGAAGGCGGGCTGATGAGCCGCACACGCAAGCGCAACGGCACGGAAGAACTCCGCACCCCATACGGCTGGAAGACGCGCAAGCAGGCGCCCATCCGGTGGGACGCATACGACGCGGAGCAGGAGCGCGCGACCCGTGGGCGGAAGGACCGCGACCGCGCGGCGATGGTCCGTAGCCAGGACCAGACGGAGCAGCCATGAGCTGGCGCCGGGCGATTGCGGCCGTGCTCCTCGGCATGTTCTGCGGCTGGGTGCTCTACTCGCTGGGGGCGTGGATGCTGGCATGAGCACGTACATCTGCGCGGAAGTCGGGATCAATTGGGATGGCGAGTTCAGCAAGGCCGTCCGTCTGATCCATGCTGCCGCAGAGGCGGGTGTTGACGCGGTGAAGTTCCAGCTACGCACGCCCGAGCTTGCCGTACCCGAAGCCGAATGGAACGAACTGCGCGACACACCATGGGGCGAGCGTATGTCCAAGTTGGCATACCGCAAGCGCATGGAGTTCAGCGCCGAGCAGTTGGCCGAACTCCAGCGTGAGGCCCGGATGGCGGGTGTGGCCATGGGCGTGAGCGTGTTCGACGTGCCGAGCCTGGAACGGGAGAACGCACTGGCCTGCCCATGGATCAAGATCCCCTCGGCCCGGGTCACCGACCTGGAGCTCGTGGTCGCTGCCGCCAATCAGGCCGCACGCCGCGGAGCCCAGGCGCTAGTCCTGAGCACGGGTGGCATAGCCGAGGAACAGACGCGCACGGCGGTGGTGGTGGCCTATGCCCGACTCACCGCGTCCACACCGCTACACCTCGAATGCCCGGAGCTCTGGGTACTGCACTGTCACATGGCCTACCCGGCCCCGACCACGGAACTCAACCTGATGTGCGTGCCCAGGCTGGCTGCATGGATGCACGAGACGTTCGGGGACGAGGGCTGGCGGGTGGGCTACAGTGGACATGAATACGGACGCAGCCCCACCGAATGGGCCGTGGCACTTGGTGCCGAGGTCGTGGAGCGCCATATCACGCTGGACCGCAACGCGAAGGGCAGCGACCATGCGGCCAGCCTGGAGCCGTGGGCGTTCAAGCGACTGGTGGAGCATATCAGGGCGATGGACGGTGGCGCATTGGGCGACGGCGTGAAACGCATCTGGGACTCCGAACTGCCGGCGATTGCCCGGCTAAGGACAGCATGATGCGCGACGAAGAAATGGTTGCGGCCTATGAGGGCGGCATGACGTTCGCCGCCATCGGCGCGAAATATGGTATAACCCGGCAGCGGGTTGCTCAAATCGTTCGTCGCGCCGGTTGCGACAAAGTTAGGAACATGAGGGTGCCCGTCCGCTGCGTTGGGTGCGGTAGGGGGTTCATGGTTACCCCGTTCGGGGCACGTCGACGGAAGTACTGTTCCCGACCGTGTTCTAATGCCCACCGTGCGGGCCGCGCCAAGACATGGATTGGGCCAGAAACCTCTATCCACGCACTCCGCACCCTAGCGGAACAGCTTGGGCACACGCCGAGCTGTTCGGAAATCACTGCGGCTCCAGAAGTGCCCTCTCATACGTTATACGTGCGCTACTTTGGTTCCATTCGCGCAGCACAGATCGCCGCGGGCCTAACACCCAACAGGGTAGGTACTTTGGGGCACCTCACCGTAAGGTCCGCCTCGTATGAGTAGCCGTTCCATCATCATCCCGATGCGCGAACGGAAGCCGGTCGCACCACGCCCTGCTGAGTACCACGACCCGAAGCACTCGAGCAGCAAGGAAAGCACCGCCCGCCATGCACGCCGCTACCGTGAGGCCGTCCGGCTGCTTCGTGCCGCGCACTTACCGGATGGGGCAATCCTCGACTGCGCATGTGGAACCGGGTACGGCACGGCGATGTTGGCCAAGGCGTTCAGGGACAGGGCAATCGTGGGCGTAGACCGGAACCAGGAGGCCCTGGACGTGGCGAGGGGACGGTACCGGCTGGACAACGTGGCGTTCTACGGGTTGTCCATTTGCCAGGCAGGCGCATGGCTACAGGGATTCGAGCCGCTGGCTGCGGTAGTCTGCATTGAGACGCTGGAGCACCTAGCCGGGCATCAGCAGCCCGTATGGCTACAGCGGGCCTACGACGCACTGGAGCCCGGTGGCGCGCTGGTAGTCATGTGCCCGGTACGCCACGGGAAGCACAAGCCGCTAAACCCCTGGCACCTGCATGAGCCTACCGTGGGCGAGTTGGGCGAGATGCTGCTGACGTTGGGCGGAGAACTGACGATGGGGCCACCGGACGGATACCTGAGCACAGCGGGAGCGAAGGCATGGCAAGCGACGGCAACGGTACGACGGACCTGACGGCGAGCAGCACGGGACACGTCGGCGTCTCGCTGACCTACCGCCTGACGCCCGATGGTATGCCGCTGCCCATCAGGGGGCTATCGGTCGGCGTGGATACCGTGCGCTCGCTCCTGGCCGGGCGGGTCAACCCCGACCTACCGCTGTTCCAGGTCCGCCTGAACGGGGCCACCGTTATGCTCACCCTGCGCGACCTGAAGCTGGCACCATGAGCGGAACCAACGGCAAGAAGCCGAGCAAGAACGGGAAGGCGGACAGCAAGCCCAAGAACGGCAGCAAGCCGGGCCCGAAGCCGTGGACGCCCACGGAGAAGCAAGTGAAGGAGATCGGGGTGCTTGCCGGGGTGCTCAACATGGAGCAGATGGCGGACTACTTCGGGATCAGCCACGACACGTTTGAGGCAGCCAAGAAACGGGACGAGCAGATTGCGCGTGCCTATAAAGAAGGCAGGGCGAGTGCGGTGCGGGATGTCGGGAACTCACTACTGGCACAGGCCCGGAAGGGCAACATCGGTGCGATCTGCTTTTACCTGAAGACGCAGGCCGGATACCGCGAGACGCAGCGAGTAGAGCACACGGGGGCGGATGGAGATGCCATCGAAATTGCAGAGGTTGCAGCCGAGGCCCGACGGGCTGTCGTGGGCCGTTTGGCTGGCATCGCTGCCCGAATCACAGAGAACCGCCTGGCTCAAAAGCCTCAGCGATGAAGACTGGATCGGGCTGGAATGGAATTGGGACTTCTGGGGCAGGCCCGACCAATTCCCACCCGAAGGCGTATGGTTCATGTGGCTGCTACTGGCAGGGCGAGGCGCAGGCAAAACGAGGACGGGCGCCGAATGGATGCACACTGAGGCAATGGCCGGGGACGAGCGCAGGCACATGGCGATCATAGGCAAGACACCCGGCGATGTGCGCGACGTCATGGTAGAGGGCCTGAGCGGCATTATGACCGTGGCCCCACCATGGGAGCGCCCCGAGTACGTGCCGAGCAAGCGCCGCCTGACCTGGCCCACGGGTGCAACGGCTACCGTGTTCTCCGGCGCCAACCCTGAGCAGACGCGCGGGTTCGGCGGGGACAGGGCATGGTGCGATGAGTTGGCCGCCTGGCGCTACCCGCAAGAGACGTGGGACAACCTGATGTTCGGGATGCGCGAGGCCAAACTGGACGCGCCGAAGGTGTGCGTCACAACCACGCCCAAGCCCATGAAGCTGGTCAAGGACGTGCTGGCCCGGTGCAGTACCGATCCGGCGTGGCGCATGGTCACGTCGTCCAGCTACGTCAACCGCTACAACCTGAGCCCGCTGTTCTACGATACGGTCATCGCCCCGCTCGAGGGCACCACGCTCGGCCAGCAGGAAATCTATGCCAAGATCCTGAGCGACGATCCCCGGGCGCTATGGCACCGGAAGACGATTGACGACAACCGCGTGCTCCAGGAGCCGCACCTGGCGCGCATCGTGGTCGGTGTGGACCCCGCCATTACGGCCACGTCGAAGTCCGACGAGACGGGCATCGTGGTGGCTGGCGTGGACGGCCCGGTATCGCTCAAGCAGCATGGCTATGTGCTCGAGGACGCGAGCGGGCGCTACTCCCCCCAGGAATGGGGCGAGACGGCCGTGCGCCTGTACCACCGATTCAAGGCGGACGCCGTGGTGGCCGAGGCGAACCAGGGCGGTGACATGGTAGCGCACACGATCCGCACCATTGACCCGACCGTGAACGTGCAGAAGGTCCACGCAAGTCAGGGCAAGCACAAGCGATTCGAGCCTGTGGCCGCCTTGGACGAGCAGGGCAGGGTCCACCACGTCGGGACGTTCGGTGACCTGGAAGACCAGATGTGTACGTGGATCGAAGGCGAGCGGATGCCCAGCCCCGACCGAGCCGATGCCCGGGCCTGGGCGCTGTGGGAACTGATGCTGGCGCATGAGGCCGAGGCGCCCGTGGTGGGCCTAAGACTAGATGGGCTCGTGCAGGTACCAGCATGGAGACTGTAGCGAACCGGGGACGTTGACCCAGACCGAGGACTAGGGGAGCTAGGGGCCGATGGCAGAAGACACGAAGGTTGACCTGATGGGTGAGGCTGGCGTCAGCGGACTACAGGTGTCCGGCGGCCTGCCTAGCGACCAGCCAATGAGGCAGCTCAAGGGCACCCTGGCTGTGAAGGTCTGGACGGAGATGAGCCGCTATGACCCCGTGGTGGGCGCTGGCCTGTTCGCCATCGAGATGCTCGCCCGTCAGGTGCCGTGGCGCGTGGAGGCGGGAGGTGACGGCCCCCAGGCCGCGGAGCAGGTCGAGTTCGTGGAGGGCTGCATGGAGGACATGAGCCATTCGTGGACGGACATGCTCGGTGAGATCCTGACCTTCCTCGTCTACGGCTGGGAGTGGTCCGAACTCGTCTACAAGAAGCGCGCGGGTCCGGTCAAGGACTCGCCCGGCTCCTCGAGCAAGTACACGGACGGCCGGATTGGCTGGCGCAAGATCACGGGCCGCTCCCAGGAGACACGCGACCACTTCGTGTTTGACGACTCGAACGGCGTCACGGCCATGGTCCAGCGCGACCCGAACCGGGGGCTGGTCTACACGATCCCGATTGAGAAGAGTCTGCTATTCCGCACGACGGCGGCCAAGGGCAATCCCGAGGGGCGCAGCCTGCTGGAGCGGGCGTTCACGTCCTGGTACATGAAGAAGCGCATCCAGGACATTGAGGCCATCAGCATCGAGCGGGGGCCGGGGCTGCCGGTGATGTGGGTTCCGCCGCAGATCACGGCATCGAGCGCATCGTCGGATGACAGGGCGCGTTATGAGACGTTCCTGCTAACCGCAACGCGCATACGCAACGATGAGATGAAGGGCCTCGTCATGCCGCTGGCCTACGACGCGCTCGGCAACAAGCTCTATGACTTCGAGTTGAAGTCCGCCACCGGGGAACAGCGGGTGGACACCGACCCGGTGGTCAAGCGGTATGACCAGCGCATCGCCGCCACGCTGCTGGCCGATTTCATTCTGCTAGGTACCGATTCGGGCAACCGCGCGCTGAGCACCGACAAGAGCGAGTTGTTCACCATCGCCATGAACAGCGTGCTGGACGAGGTGGCCGAAACATTCAACCGCCACGCCATCCCACGGCTCATGGCCCTGAACGGGTGGGGCACAGAGGAATGCCCGACCCTGGCCCACGGTGGCGTGGAGCGGGTGGACCTGGACGTGCTCGGTACGTTCATCGAGCGGCTGTCCCGGGCCGGTGCCCCGCTGTTCCCTGACGACGTGCTGGAGGACCACCTGCGCGAAGCCGCACGGCTGCCTGCGGTACCGGAGGGCGAGCGTGCGCTCCGGCCGCCGCCGCCCATGCCAGAGGCCCCGGCGCCCGTGGTCGTGCCGGGTGAGCCCGACGTGCCGGGTGAGGAAGCGCCCGCGTGACTTGGCTCGTGAAGGCACGGAAGACGCCGCCACGCATGGACGCGCTCTGGCGCGAAACGCTCGCCGCCTACGAGCGCATGGGCATAAAGCTGTATCCGGGCATTGAGCAGGCGCTGTTGCAGGCCATGAAGTCCACGAGCATGGCGCGGATCGCCGCCGCCTTCGAGGCGGGTAACTGGGCGCTGGTCGAGGGCGCGGTGGACTGGCAGACGCTGGCCGCCGCGTTGGGCCAGGAGATGGGCCCCGGGCTGCGCTCGGCCATGGAGGAGGGCGGCCGCCTCGCCCTGACCCGGATGCCTGGCACGGTCAGCATGGGCTGGCAGGTCATCGACCCGCTCGTGGTCAACTACCTGAACAGCCACCTCCCGACGCTGATCCGCGAGGTGACGGACGAAACACGGGCAGCGGTGCGACTCGCCACTCGACTGGCCTACGAGAACGGACTCGGTACCCAGGCAGCAGCTCGGGCCATCCGGTCCAGCATCGGGCTGACGCAGATGCAGGCCCGGGCCGTCACGTCGTTTCGGCAAGGCGTCATTGAGGCGGCCGACCGGGACCTGGGCGTGGACTACCTGCACGAGCGGTGGGCCATGAGCCGGGACGTGGTGCGGCGCAATGCCCAGGTGACGCTGGCGAACGCCAACCGGCTGGCCGACGCCTACCAACAGCGGGCCATCACGCAGCGCGCCCTGACCATAGCCAGGACCGAGGCGACCCGAGCCGTGACAGCCGGCCGTTCGGCGTTCTGGACCCAGGCCATGCGCGAGGGTGCGCTCAACCCCGAATACCACGAGATCATGTGGCTGGCGTCGCCTTCGGAACGGACATGCGATATCTGTATGCGGCTCCACAAAACGACCGTGCCGGTAGGGCAATCGTTCCCCGAGGGCGACCCGCCGATTCATCCGTCGTGTCTACCCGGCGAGGCGGTAGTAGCGCCCCGTGGTCGGATCGTGGGCGCCACGAAACGGTGGTTTCACGGCGATCTCATCATCCTCCGCTGTGCCGACGCGCTCCCACTCTCCTGCACGCCAAACCACCCGGTACTCACGCGGCACGGGTGGGTGCCGGCGGGCAGCGTGAATGTAGGTGACGAGATCGCGCACCCTGGTTTCAGTCAGGGGGTCGGGGACGGTGATGGGCAGGACGTAGATGCACCAGCCCGCATTGAGGATATAGCGGAAGCGTTCCTCCACGCGGGCGAAGTGTCTGCCGAAAAAGTGAAAGTTGCCGCCCCAGATTTCCACGGCGACGGGATCGAGGGCCAGGTCGCAATTGTAGGGACCTATCGCGAGTTGCTGGACGGGATCGAGCCCGTGGGCCTGGAGCATGCGCATAGCGTCGAGTTCCAGGGGCGAAACGTTCGGGAGGGTGCGCTGCTTCCCGAGGGCGATGCTGCACTTATGCAAGAATCCCTGGGGTTGGCCTCGGACAGCATCGTGGGCGGCGGACACCTGGAAGTGGCGCTGGGTGGGGGTCCGGTGGCTCCACTTCAGCAACTCAGCCTCACTACGCCCCCGGGGTTGAATGCCGAGGGCGAGCAGGCGCTTGCGGATGGTCCTCCGGTCGACGTGGAGGTGCTTGGCGACCTGCAACTCGGACCACTCCATGTCGCGGTAGAGTTGCGCGATTACCGTTTCGGGCAAGTCCTTCTTCAAAGCCATCGCCACTTCTCCGGTTGGGTGTATAACCTCGAAACCACTTCAAGTTACTACATCGCAGACGGTTACGCTACCCACAACTGCCGTTGTGACACACGCATCGTGGACACGCGCAAGACGCGGAGCGCGGCAGGCCAGCGCACGGACGCGCGGATCCGCCAGATCGAGGAAGAACGGGCAGCCCGCGAGAACGCACGACGGGGGGCGGCGGCCCGAGGCACAACCGCCCCGGCTGGACTCCGAGAAGCTTTGGCATCGCTTCCCGATGAGCCCGCGACGTTCCGGGCCTTTCATGCCACGGCCGGGGAGGAGTTTGATGTCTTCGACCCCGCACGTTTTGGGACGGGAACGGATCCCGGTTACTTGGGACGCGGAGCATATCTATCAACCGACCCGAACATCGCCGGAAAGGGTCAGAAGACGCTCGCCTTCGATGTAACCCTGAAGAATCCACTCCGCCTGGCGGCGGACAAGTGGGGCATGGACAAAGAGGCCCTCGTGAGGGGTGCACTTGATCTGACGCCAACAGCAACCGCGCGTGATGTTACCGCCGCCCTGCACCGCGCCGGGTACGATAGCGTGATGTTGGACTATTCGCGGCTGGGGTACCACCACCAGGAGATCATGGTGCCGAACCCGGAGGCTGCGCGGCGCGTCAAGCCGTGATGCCCGGGAGCCCGCTACTGGATAATTGCCGGGCGGCGTTGTAGGTTAGGCTTACCGAATAGGGCAACCGGAGGGGACCCGGATGACCGCACGTCGTTGTGGCAGTTGTTCCATGTGCTGCACCTGGCTTGCCGTGGAGGCGCTTCAGAAGGGGGCCGGGACGCCGTGCGAGCACCTGAGCCCGCACGGCTGCGCCATCTACGACACCCGCCCCGATGAATGCCGGATCTTCGAGTGCCTATGGCTACAGGGGCTTGGTGACTTGAGCGTGCGGCCTGACCGGATGGGTGGCGTAGTGACGGCGGCACCGGAGAAGCGGCTGCTGGTGATCTTCACGCCCGACCTGGAGCTGGATCAGCATTCGGCCCACGTCCGCGGGCTATTGCAGAAGCAGATGGCGCGAGGCCACGGAATCGCGCTGGTGAAGGCCGCCGAACCCCGGCGCATCCTGGCAGCGGAACACGACCTGGCCGGTATCATAGGCGATATGTCGGCCCTGGAAGACGTAGCCTGAGTTACTTCAACCAAGGGGGATATTATGGACAGTGGGGCGCATGGAGTAAAGAAGCCCGGACGACCACGGAAGCGGCCCCTACCGTCGCCGCTTGGTGGCAACGTAGAGCGCATCGGCGTCAACCTCAGCCCCGAGAGCGCTTGTATGCTGCGCGAAGTCTCGGAGCGCGAGGGCAAGCCGATGGCGGCCGTCGTGCGAGAACTGCTTTGTCCTCCACTGAGGGCACGCTGGGCTGATATGCAGGCCGAGGACGCGGCCCACGGTGGCTGAGTACCTGTGGGTCATCCCCGTGAAGGGCGAGAGCGAGCGGTGTCCGGGCAAGAACACGAGGCCCACGGGACCGGACGACCTGCCCATGTTCCTGCACACGGTACGCGAGGCGCTGCTCCTCAGCGGGCACGTCGTTGTGGCGACCGATGAGACGGAGGTGGGCGAGACGTCGTGGCGCACCAACGTGGCCGAGGTGCTGTTCCGCCCGCCCCACCTGTCCGAGTCGAGCGTCAGCGCCGTGGACGTGGTGCTCTGGGTCATGGACAAGCTGGACACCCCCGAGGACGATGAGCACGCCGTAGGGATGCTGCTGCCCACCAGCCCGCTACGCACCGCTGAGACGATCCGGCGCTGCATGGAGCTCTGGGAGCGCGATCCCTGCGCCTCGGTCGCCACGGTACGCGGGGCCCACCGGGAGGCGCTGCGCTACGCCAATTCATCCAACTGGCTGGCCCCGCTCAGGCCACCGGGCGGTGCCGCCGACCCGTATTTGATCGGCTGGCCCCGACCCCCGAAGTGCTACGTGAGCACGGGCGGCTGTCAGATCGCCTCTGCCCGCACGCTCAGGGCACAGGGCCGGTATTGGGTGCCGAAGACGCGGCCGGTGGTCGTGGACGCCCTGGAGGGGCTGGACGTGGACACGGAGGCCGACTGGCAGTTGGCCGATGCGTGGCTGAGGAGGCGGGCGGCATGAGGGTGGCGTTGCTGGCTGTCATGCTGATGGCCGGGTGCAGCGGCACGCTAGACGTGGTGGATCCGGTGCCGATGGAGCCTGGCACGGTGCAGGACGCAGCGGCGGCACTCATCAGCGCGTGTACGGGGCGGGACGTATCGGCGCGCGATGCGCGGTGGTTCGTGGTGGAGGAGATCGCTGGCCACCCAGATGCGCTGGGCGGCTGGGAGAAGCCGAACAGCATCTACCTCCTGCGCCCCGTCGTGGACGACCTGAAGGTGGGCGCGCACGAACTGCTCCACAACGTGCTCCGGGGGAATCCAAGCCACTCAAATCCGCTTTGGGATGACTGCGGGGTGATGCCGTGAGCCTGCACCTGTCCCGGGAGCCATGGCATACGCTGACCGGGTACTGGCGAGGGTGCAATAGGCTGGACATATTGGCGATAAGGAGGGGACCTATGAGCAAGCCAATGGAGTTTGACGCCACCACTATCGGCAAGCTGGTCGAGGACATGGTAGGTGGCCCCCTACCTATTGGCTCTCGGGTGGAGGTGCGAATCGCCATCACGGCACCGGAGGACATCGACCCGCCGTGGCTCCACGCGACACCGGCGAACGCCGACACGATAGCGATCAAGGTTCGGTGCGGTGAATACAGGACCATGCGGGAGATGCGAGACCTGGCCCCCGTGGATTGCGATGTGTACTACCGCGCCCCGGAGGCGGTACCATGAAACGCACGGACTTCCTGAAGGCGCTGGTGGTTGTGCCGTTCGCGCCGGCGATCCTAGCCAAGCTGAAGCCGGAGCCGCCCACATGGGTGGATACCGGAAGCATCGGCGTAGTCCGAGTCCGGGATGCGCTGAGCCAATACGGCATGATGGATAAGCGCCTGACAGACATCACCCTGGCCTACTTCCGCGACGATGCGTGGCGCTTCACCGGGTCCGCATGGCCCAAGATGCCCGGTTGACGACTTACCGATAAGGTTATATCTTAGCACCTTGAAGGAATGACATAGCGGAGCCGAGCGCGACGGCCCGCCGACGGGGCAGAGAACCGTAGCATTTCGGGCCGCCCGTCCTGAGCAGCGAGTACCGGACACACGAGATCCGGGAAACCTCCTTGGGACGGGCGGCCTTTTTCGTTTCAGGGAGACGACTTCGTGCAGGGTTGGAGCAAGGAAAGACGGGTATGGGCGTGAACGGCCCCCGCTTCGGCGGTTAATTGACCCGACCCCACCGGACAGGGGACATCCTCGCCGCGGCGTCCACGTGGCCCCACGTCCGGCCAACCCTGCCAAGCATAGGAGTTCACTAGTGCCATACCGGCTGAAAGCCAACTGCGTGCAAGTACGGCGGAACGGGGATTGGGAAGACCTGAAGTGCCACGGCTCGCACGCAGGGGCCATGGCACACCTGGGGGCCCTGATGACGAACGTGGATGAGGCCGAGAAAGCGGCCGAAGACCTGGAGCTCGCGCCCTTCGCCATCGAGAAGCTAGACGAGGACCGGCGGCTGGTATTCGGCTGGGCCTACGTGGCCGAGGCTGATGGCGTGGACGTGGTGGACAACAGCGGCGACGTGGTGGGCCAGGCGGCGCTCGAGGACCTGGAACTCGCCTTCTACGACTACGTGCTGAACAGCCGCGAGGCGGACGACATGCACACGCAGCTAGAGGGCGTGGGCAAGCTCGTTGAATGCTTGGTACTGACCCCGGCCAAGGCCGAGGCGATGGGCATCACGACCAAGCGGTTCGGCGCCTGGGTGGGCTTCAAGATCGAAGACGAGGAAGCCTGGCAGAAGGTAAAGCGTGGCGAGCGCCGGATGTTCAGCATCAGGGGCGCGGGAACGCGCGAGGAGATGGCGGATGCCTGAGCCGAAGAAGCGGAATCTACTGCGCGTCAAGCGCATTGACACGATTGGCCTGGTTGACCGGGGCGACAACCCCGAGGCCGACATCCTGATCTGGAAGCGGGACCCCGGCGCGGTGGTCGTGCCGGCCAACGACCCGGAAGCCACGCGCGTCGTGGATCCGGGCACAACGCAGGAAGGTGACATGGAGAAGCTGGAACAGGCCCAGGCCGACCTCGAGGCGGCGCGCGCCGAGGCGGACACGGCCAAGGCAGAGGCACTGGCGAAGACGGACGCGGAAGCGGCCGCGCTGGCCAAGGTTGCCGAGCGTGACGAGGAGATCGCCAAGCGTGACGAGCGCATCGCGGAGCTTGAGAAGGCCGAGCGTGAGGCGGTCGAGAAGGCGGAGCGTGACGGGCTGGCCATCCGGTTCGCCAAGGGTGGCGACCTGGAGAACGTCAGCGGCGACAAGCATACTGACGTGCTGCTCACCGTGAAGCGTGCGGTGGACGAGGACACGTGGACGGCGCTGGAAACCATGCTCAAGGCCGCGAGCGAGCAGATCGCCAACGGCGGGCTGTTCAAGGAGCTCGGCACGGGTGCGCAGGGCGAGGTCAAGACGGCGTGGGACGAGATCCAGGCCAAGGCCGCCGAGCTGGTGACCAAGGGCGAGGCGCCCACGCTGGAGCAGGCGGTGGATCTGGTGGTCAGGGCCGACAAGGCGCTGGTGAAGCGGTACCAGGACGAGCAGAAGGCCCGCTAGGGCGCGCGGGCCCGGACCCGGCTGGGAGCCCTGCGGGGCTGCTGGTCGGGTCACGGACACGGACAAGGTGGGGACGCCCCCGCCGCTGACGGAGAAGGAACATGAGCTACGAGATGAATCTTGTGACGGTCACGGGTGGGGCGATGGCCGACCTGAGCACCAAGCAGTTCAGTGCGGTGGCTCTGAACTCCAGCGGGCTGTACAACGTCACCGCAACGCGCGGCGCCCGGGTGGACGGCATCCTCCAGAACACCCCGGCGGCCAAGGCCCGCGGTGCGCTAGTGGCTGTCGGCGGAGTGTGCAAGGCCACCGTGCAGACGAACATCACGGGGCGGAGCATCGCCTACGGCGACTCGCTCATCAACTCGACCAAGGGCTACCTGCTCAAGTCCAGCACGGGCGGGACGGCCTATCGGTTCGCGCGGGCTGAGGAAGCCCTGAGCACCGGCACGGCGCGCGGCATCATCGCCGTTCGCATCACCAACGAGGGGCCGACTTCTACGGCTTGAGGAGGATAACCACATGTCGTATGAGCTTGGCTTGAAGTGCAAGACCTACGAGGCGGGCGCTGATCTGTCGTCCTACCAGTATTACCCGGTGACGCAGAACAGCACGACGGGCCGCGTGAACGTGACCACGACCAAGGGGTCCGTGGTTGTCGGCATCCTCCAGAATGCACCCACGGCCGCTGGCCATGGCGCGCTGGTGGCTGTCGGTGGGATCAGCAAGGCGGTTGTCTGGTGCGGGTCTTCCGTGAAAGAGATCGCCTACGGGGACAGCCTGATTATCGGCAGCACCCGGAAGAAGCTGGAGAAGTCGAGCACGGGTGGCACGGCCTACAGGTTCGCGAGAGCCATGGAGGCGTGCAGTTCTGGCGTGACGGCTGGCATCATCGCCGTCCGCATCACGCATGAGGGACCGACCTCCACGGCGTGACCGTGAGGCCGGAAGCGGTATGACACGACGCGGTGGGCTGGGATGGCGGGCTGGGGACCAGAGCCGGAACGCACCGCGCGCATGATGACACCAACCGATGGAGGTTAGGCACAAATGCCTCAGCCCACCCAGAGTCAGGTACACGTCGACGCTCTGTTGACCAACATCTCGACGGCGTACATCCAGAGCAGGACCAACTTCATCGCGGACGTTGTTTTCCCTGCGGTGAACGTGGACAAGCGTTCCAACAAGTACGCGACCTACACCAAGGCCGATTGGTTCCGTGACGAGGCCGAGAAGCGCGAGAGCGGAGCGGAGTCGGCGGGTGGTGGCTACAACCTGTCGAGCGATTCGTACTTCTGCGACGTCTACGCCTTCCACAAGGACGTGGGCGACCGGGAGCGTGACAACGCGGACGCCGGGATCGACATGGACCGGGACGCGACCGAGTTCGTGACCCAGCGCCTGCTGCTCCAGCGTGAGATCCAGTGGGCGAGCGAGTTCTTCGTGGACGCCATCTGGGGAACGAGCATCACGCCCGGCAACCTGTGGTCCAGCTACACGACCTCGGATCCCGTCGGTGACGTGGAGACGGGCAAGACCACCATCCTGAAGAATACCGGGCTGGAGGCCAACACCTTCGCGCTCGGTTACGAGGTGTGGACGAAGTTGCGCCATCACCCGGACGTGGTGGACCACTTCAAGTACACCAGCGCCGCGAGCATCACGCAGGACATGGTGGCCGCGCTCCTCGAGATCGGCAAGATCGTGATCGCCAAGGCCATCAAGAACACCGGAGCTGAGGGCGGCACCGCTGCCTACGACTTCACGCACGGCAAGCACGGGCTTCTGTGCCACGTGCCGCCTACCCCTGGGCTGCTGACGCCCGCCGCGGGCTACACGTTCCAGTGGTCCGGGACGGGCCTGGCCGCGCCGGTGGTCATCAAGAACTTCCGCATGGAGCACCTGGAGAGCGACCGGATCGAGGGCGAGACGGCCTACGACTTCAAGCTCGTGGCCACCGACCTCGGCTACTTCTTCCACAGCGTCGTGGCGTAGGACTGACGACGAGGGGACCAAACCGATGAGCAAGATCCTGACGCATCATGTGACGAAGCAGTTTGAGGACGACGGCGTGGAGCGGTTGCCGGGGGAGTGCGTCAATGCGCTCCCCTGGCGTACCGCCACCTCGCTGGAGGCACAGCGGTACATCCAGCCGCTGCCCGAGGGTGCGGAGCCTGTGGGTGACAGCGAAGGGCGGTGGTGGCTCAGCGCAGGATGGCTGACGAAGCATGACCGTATGCCGCTGGACTTGGGCGTGCAGGAGCAGGAACCGGACACCGTGTCGGGCGTGGAGAAGCTGCCAGGGGTGGGCCTCTGGAAGCTGGCGAACGGCAAGGTATTCCGCGGATCAAGGCAGAAGGCCGAGGCGGCCAACCTCGGCTTTGCAGGATAGGCGGTGGGACCGGCACTCTGCGTGAAGTGCGGCGGGCCGATCAGGAAAGGCCAGTTCGTTTCCGTAGACACAAGCTCGGCCACATGGAGCCACGAGGTGGAGCGCGACTGCGCTCGGGAGAAGATGCAGAATGCAGAGAGTCACGAGGGGTTCGGCGCTAGTCGGGAAGCTCTACGGAACGATTGTAGCTGACGCCGGTTCGATCACCAGCACGGAGATCGCGGCCAAGGGCGTGTCTGCCGCGAACCTGGCGCTGGCCAATACGAAGATCGCAATCGGCTCGACGGCAGGTGGGGGCGTTGCCTATGCCCTGACCGGCGACGTCACCATGTCGAACGGGGGCGTTACGGCCATCGGCGCGAAGAAGGTGCTCGCGACCATGACGGCCATCGCCAACACGAAGGTGCTGGTCGGCTCGACGGGTGGCGTGGGTGTGGCCTACGCCCTCAGTGGCGATGTCACCATGAGCAACGCGGGCGCCGTGACTATCGGGGCGAAGAAGGTCGTGAGCACGATGGTCAGCGAGTCGTGGAGTGCGCTGACGAATACCACCAAGAGCACGGTGACGAAGGCGCTGCCGGCCGCGCTCGGTGGGTACCTGTTCACCAAGGTCGGGAGCTCGAAGGGGTGCGTCATTGCGAGCGCCAAGCTGAGCAAGCCGCTGGTCGGGGACCACTACAAGGTGTTCCTGGCCAACGCGCCCTCGACCATGCCAATCCACATCAAGAGCACGGCGGCGACGTTCGACGGCACGAACAAATTCGTGCTGCTGAATGCCGTAGGTGATGGAGTGAGTATCGAGGCCGCGACCACCACGCGGTGGGTTGTGTCCGGTGGGGTTGGGTACGTACTGGCCGCCACCACCTAAGCGGCGAGGGCAGATGTAGTGGGGCGCATGGCGCCGGGGAGTAGGCGACAATCTGACAACCTGACGGGGGACCACCCGATGACCAAGAAGGATCAGGAGACGAGGACCGAGGGGGCCGGGACGCAACAGAAGCCGGAAA